ACAAAAGGTGTGAGAAGAGATCTCCATTATACATTATAAATTTTTTACTTGCAACACTTGTTTTTCTGTTGTAATTTCCCATAAATAATTTACAAAAATGATAAAAAAAGAAAGAAAAATATGAATAAAATAACAAAAGGAGAAATAAATGGCCGACCCTAATAAATTTAAATCTGTATCGGTACCAATCGATACTTATAAAAAACTAAACTTTTTAGCGAATGGAAAATTTTTAGATGCAAACTTAACCATTAGTAAAACGATAGAAGCTCTAGCTTCACGTGCTGCTAAAAAATTAGGATATAAAAATGGAAAAGCAAAATAAAAAAATAATTTGCCAGGACTGTAAAGGTAATGGTTTTATTTATGTTGACAGAGATAAAGATTTATTTAATGTCAGACAATGTGCAACATGCAACTCACAAGGTGAATTAAATGTTGACTTTGAAAAAAAGTTAGAAGAGATGACTAATATCGCAAGGAACCAATGCTGAATTTAAAACTAACTGATGAAGTTAGAAAGCATGCTTATAATCAAGTAAAGACTCATAACTTCGGTCAACGTTCTCAAGGATTCAATGGTAATTTTGAACGACAATATACCGGTGTGGTTGGTGAATGTATAGTTTACCAGGCACTTGGAAGATCATTACCACAATATGATAGCGGATCGCTGATCGAGGATATAGTCATCAATAATAAAAAAGTAGATATAAAATCTATGGCCCGGAATGTAGATATGCAAGATCACTACGTTCATAATTTTGTCGGCTATCAAAAAGATTCTGCTAATGATATTTTGTTAGGTATCAGTATTAATAAAAAAACTGGCACCGCGCAAATTTGTGGATGGCTCCCTAAAAAAGAATTTTTACAAAAAGCAAAATTTTTTGACAAAGGTTCAACAAGGACAAGAGCGGATGGTAGTACTTTTAAAACAATGGCCCCGTTGTATGAATTAGAAAATCATAAACTTAACCCTATTAACTCTATTGAAGATTTGGAAAATATAAAATGAAACTAAATAAAAAATTTATCTATCCTAAAACTAAACGTGAAATGATTGACGGATTACGACACTATGATATTGATAGTAAAGAAAAACTACCAAGCGTTACAACGATTCTAAAAGCAACTGAACCACCCGAGAAACAAGAATCTCTACAACGTTGGCGAGAAAAAATGGGCGTTGAAAATGCAGCGCGGATCGTGGATGAGAGTGCCGCTCGAGGTACTGCAATGCACCTTATACTAGAAAAATATATATTAAAAGAAGGTTATTTAGACCTTACCCAAGTAGGACAACAGGCTCATAATATGGCTATACGGGTCATAGAACAGGGCCTATGCAACATTACTGAATATTATGGCCTGGAGGCCACATTATACTATCCTGGCTTATATGCGGGCGCTACAGACCTTGTAGCGGTGCATAAAGGACAAGATGCTATAGTCGATTTCAAACAAACGAATAAACCTAAAAAACGAGAGTGGATCGAGGATTACTGCTTACAACTTGCGGCATATGCTATGGCCCACAATTATGTATATAGAACAGAAATTACTAAAGGTGTGGTGATGATGTGTTCTAAAGATAACTACTATCAAGAATTTGTCATCGAAGGTGAAGAGTTTAAAAAATATAAACACCAATGGTTAGAACGTGTAAATCAATACTATGAACAAAAAAAGGAGAAAGATAATATATGAGATTAAGAGACTTTCAAAGTATACTTGATAAGTTTACCGATGGACAAAGAGGAACTATTATTTCTGATTGTCCTATTTATATTGAAACTATGGATGGTCATTTAGAAGAAGTTAGAAAAATAGAACTCCAACAGAATCAATTGATCAATTCACCAGAACCCGCTAGAGTTGTATTGAAGGCTGAATCTATTAAACGATTTAGATCACCAACTTTTAAACAAAGTTAATTGACTTATCTTTTAAAATTAATAAAGTTTAATTTGGGGATGGGAAAGCGAGAGTGGAACTATCCCCAGGGCCCTAATTAAAAGGATGAAAATGAAAACTGCAACTATAACGTGTAAAAATATATCTCAAAAACAATGGTCTAATTTACTTATTGAATTAAATTTAATATGTAAACAATGGCGACCCTACGCTGAACTTGAACTGAAGGCACCTAATGTTAAAAAGATTATAAAATTAGGTACCACTAAACCTAAATCAATTCATAATTTAGAATCATTCTAAAGTAGAACTTTTAGTTTAGAATCATTCTAAAGTAATTGTGTTGTAATTGTGTCAACATTATGTTGTGTAATATTTATGTTACACCTACCCCGATCCACTGTCCATTTTACGCGGACTTTTAATAGTTGTACGTGGAGCGCGGAGCGTTGCCAGACTATAAGTAGAATTTTGAGGCAATTTTATTTTTACAAAGTAAAAAAAAACCTCTGGCAAGCTTGGCAAGGTACTAAAATTGATCTAAAAGCATTGGTATTATTGACTAATAGTACTGCCAAAGGAGGTGGTTTGTAGTGGCAAGGCTTGGCAAGATTGTTGGTATTACTAGCTTTTTTGCACTTTTGCTTTGGCAAGGTGTTAAAAATCATTGGTATTGCTAGCTTTTTTAAAAATGTACTCCGCGAAGAGACATTTTTTTGTTTTTTATAAAAACAAAATTGCCTAAAAATTCCCCTTATAGTAAAAGGATGAATGCCAAAATCTAGAAAAAAATCTAAATACAGATCCGTACTTATTAACAAGAAAAGATATTACTACTACAAGATAACCTGGATTGACCCGACGGGCGATTCTGGGCATGCTACGGCCCATGAATCACTAGGTTTGATCCCATCTACCATGATCACTAATGCATATGTATTTCATAAAGATAAAAAGTATTTATGGACGTTTGCATCGTATGAAGAGAATGAAGAATTATTTTCTGATAGAAATGTATTCCCTCTTGGGTGTATAATGAAGATGGAAAAAATAAATTTATGAAAAATAAAACATTAACAAAGAATATGCCCTATGTTAAGTGGAATGAATTACCACCAAGAAAAGGGCCCGACTCTCAAGGTATTAAAAAAACAAAGGTAGTTAAGAATGTTAAGACTAATAAGTTTTCTGTATAAAAGTATTATTAAGTTTGCAAACTATCATCAGAATCTTTTTCTTCTTTTAATTCTAATTGTTCTATTGTTGTCTCCTCTACTTCCGGAGTTATATCGATAAGTTCTTTGTGGTCTTCTAAAATTCTTTTCATTTTATCTTGCAATTCATCTACTGACATGTTGTCTAGATTACCTGTCATAATCATTTTTTGATCTACATATAAACCACCGGCTTTACCTCTAGCTATTTCCATATTACCCGCGGCAGACCAGGCCCCTTTTGCTCTAGCCTCATCTCTTAATTTTGCTAATTCAGTTAAATGTTTTTCTAAAGTAATTCCATATTTCTCTTGAACTTCTGCTCGTAATTCACCTATGTATTTTACAACTAGAGGTGATAATTTAGGATTACGTAGCTCGCTCGCAGCCTGTCTTGGTCTGGTCTTATATCCCGCCTCAAAAGCACATTCTGCAGGCGACATTCTGCCTTCATTATAGACCAATAATTCTGCGAATTTAATCTGTCGTTCTGTTAATTTTGCTGGAACTCCCATAGTATTTGACATATACCGTAATTTACTGTACAGTTCAATTAATTTTTATAAGCATCTTTCTGGGGTTGGCTTACGAAGTAGATGAAAGATTATTTTTATTGCCTACGGATACTGAACCCCAGTTTCTTTTCTTTTCTTTGACATCTTTTGCTCGCTCGCTAGTTGGCTCGTCAGCTTGCTCGCTCCCTTCATTATTTATATTTTTATTTTTTTTATAATATTTTGGATGTTTCCAAGTAAATGTCATTATTTTATTTCAAACTCAAATGGTCGTGGTATGCAAGTCTCATCAATTATAACATCTTCATTATAAACATAATCATCAAATAAGTCTATAAAGGTACTTACATTGTAAATATCTTTCTCATTTATTTTTAATTGCTTATCATCCACTTTTAAAATTGGCTCATCTTGATCAATAGCACCACTCACATAAGCACAATTTGTTTTAAAGTGTCTTTGTAATGCTAAAGCAATCGCACATTCTTGACTATTACCCGCCTCACCCTGTTGTATATCTTGTCTTGTGACTTTTATTTTCATTTAAAAATCTCCATCTTCTATTTCTCTTATTGTTGTTTTATCATCCAATGCTAATAATATTTTTTCTTTTAAATCAGCACTATCTTGCGCAATAGCATTTTTAATTTCTATTTCTGGGCTAGATGATACCTCATTATTATATTCATCTATATT